ATAACGGCGACGTATGGAGCGACGTAAAGGACAAGAAATACCGCGGGTTCTCTATCGAGGGGTACTTCATCGATAAGCGCGTGAAGATGGAGGAGGTCACAATTGAGACTATCGCCACCGCGGTGCGTGAGGTGCTGGAGCCTGTGGGGATGTTAGATGGTAAACCTCTATTCGGGACTCCGTTAGAGGCCCGCTTGATGGCTGAGGCGCTAGGATGTGAAGGCCACCACACCCACGAGGTGAACGGGCGGGTGTTGTATATGCCGTGCGAGAGTCACGAGCAGCTCGACCCACTCCTTGCAAACGAATGAAAACCCATTATATCACCCGATAGAATACCCATCATGTCAGTAATCGAGAAACTTAAGGAGGCCGTCCGCTCTGTCGTAGAGGCAGAACGTCAAAACCTCTACGCCGAAGCCCGCCTGAACGATGGGCGCGTTATTGCAACCGAAGCCGAAACGTTCAGCGCCGGCGCCCCCGTCCGCGTTATGAGCGAAGACGGCGAAGCGACTCCCTTGGAGGCTGGCTCGTATGAGCTGTCCGACGGTGGTCAGGTCACGGTCGACGAAAACTCTGCCGTTGTAGAGATGATGGACGAGAAGGAGGAGAAGGTCGAGGCCGCAGAACACGAAGAGGAGAAGGATGAGATGGCAGCCGTCAAGGCCGCACTCGTCGACAAGTTCCAAATCACTCCCGAAGTAGCCGCCGAGATTGTCGAGGTAGTGAAGGAAGCTATGGCCCCCGCCGAGGTGGAAGCCGAAGAGGAGAAGAAAGAGGAGGAGATGGAAGAAGACAAGAAGGAGGAGATGTCCTCGCACCTGTCCGACCTCACCCACGAGATGGCCGTGGCACTCGAAGCCATCAACACCCGCCTCTCCAAGTTGGAGGAGGCCCCCGCCGCCCAGCCCGACCGCGTCTTGCCAAAGGCTGAGTTTAGTCAAGAAGTCAACCCTAACCTGAAGGGCGTCGATCGCGCCTTCAATATCATTTCAAATTTCTCATGAGTAAGAAGTACAACTTCGACATCACGGTCACCGACAACACCTACGCGGGTGAATTGGCGTTGCCGTATGTTACCGCAGCTGTCACCGGCGCGGAGACCATCGCAAACAACCGCTGCCGCCTCATTGAGGGGGTCGTACATAAAGCGGTCGTATCTAACCTCGGTATCACCGACCCCATCCAAGCCGCCGGGTGTGCGGGAACGTCCGGAACCAACCTCTCCCTCACCGAGCAGGTCTTGACGCTGAACGACTTGATGGTTAAGGAGACCATCTGCCGGGGTACCTTGTTCCCTACGTTCATCGCTGCTCAAGGCCGTATGCGCCGCGACGGGAATATCCCTCCCGACTTCGCTGAGTTCCTCTTGGCTACCGTAGCCAACAAGACCGGCGAGAACTTGGAGAGCCTGATGTGGGCTGGAGATTCTTCTATCTTCACTTTGGGCCTTCTGTCTAACGACGGAACCATCGACGAGGCCGGAATCGACGCCTCTGCAATGGCTGACTTCACCGAGGCCGTCACAGACGCCGCCTTCGATGCGACCAATATCCTCGGAAACATGGATACGGTCTTTGCTGGTGTAGCCGCTACCCCTGGCATCCTCGCCAAGGAGGGCGCAGGTTTCTACATGTCCTACGAGGCATACGCCTTTATGCAGCAGGCTATCGCCGCACAGGGTACCGACCTCGGTTACAACCGCGACTTGAAGACGGTGACCTACCTCGGCTACCCCGTCTATCCCACCGCCGGCATCCCCAACACGGCCGACGTCATCGCCTTCACCTACCCCGAAAACATCGTGGTCGGTACGAACGCATACACCGGAAACGAGAGCGCAAGCCTCATCCCCGTGTATCAGTACGACGGAAGCGACAACGTCAAGGTCTCTATGGACTTTGCCGCTGGTGTTCAGGTTGCCGTACCAACTGACGGCGTTGTAGGATTCGCATTCACATAAGACATGGCCTGTACTATCACCCTCGGACGCGCACTCGATTGCAAGGACGCCCTCGGCGGTCTCTCGAAGATCTTCTTCGTGAATGACTACGTCGGTGGACTTGTGACGGCTGCCGGGACGGGTGATGGAACGGCAGGCTCGGCAACTGTGTCGACTGGCTCCGGCGAGAGCTTCACAGTGACCGACCTCCCCGCGATGACCGTACTCCAGTACGACCTTCGTCCGGACTTGTCTTCCTTCACTATCAACGTCCAATCTGACCCCGCGACAGGCGCCTCTCTTTTCGAGCAGACGCTGAACGTGGTGATTCAGAAGAACCAAGAGCAAGACCCCGAACAGCTCCGGCTCATCAGCCGCAACCGTTCGCAAATTTTTGTCTTGGACAATAACGACAACGTATACCTCTTCGGGGCCACCTACGGGATGGACTTGAACGGGGGAACGATTACCTCTGGCGCAGCTCGCAACGAGATGTCCGGTTCTACCTTGACCTTCGCCGGTCGGGAGGCAGCACCGTACTACTTGTTGGAGGCTACCGCAGGAGCTGGGACGGCTGTCTATCCATTCGATGGACTGACGACACCCGCAAACGTGACTATTACCACGGGTTAATCTCCGTTGCTTTGTGTGTTTTGGGAGAGGGTCGCCATTTGGCGGCCCTTTCTTATATCCCCCTTTGAGATGATACTGGTCGTCAAGAATAACAGCACAAGCGTAGAAAATACGGTCTACCTCACGCCAAAGGAAAAGCGGGGGGCGGCCAACGTCGCCGAGTACGGCGCGACCATACAGGCGTTGGGGATGGAGCTGACCAGCCTGACCACAAACAAGACGGTCATGGTGAACGCCAAGACGCTCACGGTGACGGATCGGTTTGCTACGTTTGTCTTCGACGCATCGGAAACCGCCGCCGATACCTCGGCTGACCTCAGTGGGGCGCAGTGGCCGGAGGGCTTTATCCAATACCGCATTGTCGAGCGGGCGTCCTCGTCTGATGTGCGGGCGATTACGTCCTCCGATGTTATCCTTGAGAAGGGTTTGGGGTATCTTACCCGCGGCGACCAAACTGGAATCCTACTCACCGAAGCCGGCGCGTATCTTTTGAAAGAAGACGGCGGGCTATTATTGACAGAGAATGCCACGACAACGACGGAAGCGTACCAAGAAACAACCTACGCCAGCCACCCCGACGACGCTCAAACCTTCACGTATTATGAGTAAGCACGAGTTCAACGTCTTTGGGTTGCCCTCCCACGAGCTGCCCCTATTCCAGGAGAAGACGGGCCGCGACTGGGTCGACTATGGCTTCGACAACCTCTACGGCGACTACCTCCGGGACTTGTATCTCGGCTCGAGTATTCAGACCGCCGCCGTAAACGGTATCTCGGAGATGATTTACGGCGATGGCCTCGACGCAACGGACCGCGAAGAGAAGCCGGAGCAGTGGCTCAAGACGCAACGCCTACTCGAACAAAGCGACGAGAATATCCTTCGACAATTGTGCTTCGACTTGAAGCTCTACGGGCAGTGCTACGTGCAGGTAATTTGGAACCGCGTAAGGACGGAGATTGCCGAGCTTCGGTTCCTCCCTGCCCATACCGTCAGGACGGGGATAGCAGATTCTCAAGGCCGCGTCGATTGCTATTACGTCAGCCCGGATTGGAGCCGCATGAGGGAAGCCCGCTACGCCCCCGTGAAATACCCCGCCCTCGATTTAGAGGACCGGACGGAGCCGGCCAGCGTGTACCAAATCAAAGCCTACCAACCCGGTATCCATTACTACGGCTTGCCCGATTACGTGGGATCTACGAACTACGTGGAACTGGACCGGGAGATTTCTACGTTCCACCTCAACAACATCAAGAACGGCCTCTTCCCGTCCATGCTTTTGTCGTTCAATAACGGCGTGCCTACAGACGAGGAGAGGAGGACTATCGAGCGCCACGTCAACGATAAATTTTCGGGTTCGGGCAACTCCGGGCGTTTGTTGATTTCGTTCAACGACGGCAGCGACTCAGCCCCCCAACTGACTCCCGTCAACCCGAACGACAACGACGGGATGTACGAGTTTCTGGCGAAGGAGTGTACTACTAAAATCCTCGCCGGCCACCGCGTTACCTCTCCCCTTCTGTTCGGTATCCGTGGCGACGGCTCCGGGTTTGGAAACAACGCCGAGGAGCTGCGCGA